ATTCTGAACAATGTTTTTCATTTTTACAGCCAGAACATACAAGATATATATCATCACTCTTTTTGTTTTCTTTTTTCTTTAAAAGTCTTAATGATTTCCGACATTCTTTACATATTGAATGACGACCAAATAAACCTTTTTGTAATTTATGAAAACATTCTAAATCTTTGTGTTTATAACACTTTGAGCATACTTTATACATCTTTTGTTCTAAAATATAATTATATTTTTATTTTGTTTTTATCTTTATTTTTTCAACCGTTTCAATCTATATTCAGTATTTCATTGTTGTATGTATTAAGGAATCACTTCCTTAGCGAATTTCCTGTAGAAAACGATTCAGCATTTTTTTGGTCTCATAAGTGTCATATGTTGTGTTTTTAGATGCCTTCCTTATAGCCTTCCGAACTTTACCATCATTTTGTAATAAACTAATCGTATTACCAAATGCGTGCATTTCATATTTATACCTTTCCTCAGGAAATAGTTTGATCCACTTTTTAATATCCTCAATCTGTTTGGAGCTAAGACCTTTCACACTTTTATTAGTTTTTATGGTGTTTGTTATAATAGATATTTGATGGGCTCTTTTAAACTTTTCTTTTCTAACTTCTCTTTTTATATCATCATCTTCACTATTATCGTTTTTTAGTTTACTTATATTTATTTCAAGTTCTTGAATCTTTTGGTGACATAAGTCTAAATCTAAATTTTGTTGTTTCTTTAATTTAGTTAAAGTCTCATCTAAATTATCTTTATCTTCTTTGCAGGTTGAAAGATCACTAGTAAGATTAATCTTTTTACGTGTTAAATCTTTATTTGCTTGAATTTGTACTGAAAGATCACTAGTAAGATTAATATTTTTACGTGTTAAATCTTTATTTGCTTGATTTTGTACTAAAAGATTATTAGTAAGGCTACTATTTTTAAATGTTAAATCATGATTTGTTTGTTGTAAAATTTTAATCTTATTTTCCCAGTCTTTATTTCTTTTTTCTAAATCAACTTTTTCTTCTTTAATATTGATTAAATTATCTTCAGTTACTTTTAATTCTCTAATCTTTTTTGTTTGTTCTTCTATTTTTTCTGTTTGTCTTCTTAAGTCAGTTAAATATTTTTTTAATTCACTTTCTTGAGTCAATTGTTTATTTTCTAGACCAAGAATTTTTTCTTCTTTTAATTTTAAATCGTTTTCTAGTTTTTTTATTTCTTCTGTATTATCTGTATTCTTACTATTTTCTTGAGATAGTTGTTCTTGAATTCTCTTTATCTCATTCTTTTTTTCGTCTAATAATTGTGTTGTATCTAATAATTTACTATTTAATATAATTGATTTTTCTGAAGATGATTTTAATTGCTCTTCCAAATCTGTTATTTTAGCAGAAGAATTATCATTCTTAGAACCACTTCGCGCAAGAGTATTTAAAGTCTGTTGTAATTCTACTAAATACTCTTGAATTTTTTTGTTATTAGATTTAACAAGCATATCAATCTTTACTATTTCCCTTAAATATTCTTTCATTTTAGTAGTTTCATTTGACCCACCCCCAATTTGAATATATGAATTATTTGATAATTGAGATAATACATTATTTTTTTTATTAATTGCTAAAAAATAATTTTTTTGGTATTTATAATATTTTTCTTGTAATTTTAAACTCATATCTTATATATAATATAATAATATTAATATTTTTTATATTATATTCAATCATTACTAAAAATATTTTATATAGTTTAAATATATAATAATATGTTTAAATTTCTTTCAAATATCCCAAAAGCATTTAAAAAAATGTCTAATACTCAAAAAGCAGTAGTTCTCGCAATTATCGGAGCAATTATTATTGTTTGTTATTTATACCGTCAACAAATTTCTGATTTTTTTGTTGGCCTTAAAAATAAAATATCTGGTGTTGAACATTTTGAACAAGAAGAAAATGAAGTCGTTCAACAAAATGAAGAAACTTTTGCTATTAAAGGAAAAGGAAAACAATTAGTTCTCTTTTATGCTCCATGGTGTCCACATTGTAAAACTATGATGGCTGATTGGGATAAATTCGCAGCTGATAATAAATCTAGTGTTAAAGCAATTAAAGTTAATAGTGATGAACAACCAGACCTTGTAAAAGAATATTCCGTCCAAGGTTTCCCAACAATTTTACTCTTAGACGCATCTGGTAAAAATATCGCAACTTATGAAGGTGAAAGAACCACCCAAGGATTTACTGAATTTGTTAAAACTCAATAAATTATTATTATCTAAAAATAACAATCGATTTTTAATGTAAAAAAAACCTATTGTTATTATATATAAAATGTCGACAGAAACTATTATTACAAAAACTACAAAGACATTAGAAAGCATTGTTTCTGAACCTGAACCTGAATTACCTAAAAGAACACCAAAATGGTTCAAAGAATATATGAATCTAAATACTATAGGGAGAACCATTGGATTAAGTATTTTTGCAGCATTTGTTACTGGATTAAGTGGATTTGGAGGATTTCCACAAACACCTGTTTTATTTAAACAATTATATGAAAAATTTCCATCAATTCGTTGGCTTATATTATTTCTACTTATATGGCAAGGAGGAGGTGGTGCTACATTTACAACAAAAGCATTTTTTCTTAGCATAATTACAACTCTTATAATATTTCTTATATATCAAATACCATTTGTTAAATATGGATGGTATCTCAATGAAATCCCAACAGATAATGAAAGAAGTAATCAAGTAATAGTTAAAAAAAATAAAGATGAAGATGAAGTTGAAGTTGAAGAACAAATTATTAAAACATCTTTTAAGAAAAAAAAATTTATTCCTAAAACACCTAAACAAGAATTAGTTAATCTTTATAATGAAAAAGAACTTTCTGTAATAGATATTGAAACCAGTCACGGTCAAGAATTACAAAAATTTATTGATAGTTTAGATAACGAAATGACAAAAACAATTGAACTAAAAGAATCTACTCCAAATTACGACCAAGAATGGAAAACTTTACCAAAAGTTAAAGGTAATTATTATAAAAAACAATATAATTCTTTAAATATTAATGCTATTGAAAATAATGACTTAGTTAGTGAGAAACCAGAAAATTTATATGCTGATAATACTCCATATCAACAGTATAATAATTTTTGGAACAAACAAGAACAAAATTAAATTTTTTTACATATATATTGGACATCTCGTTCAGTAAAAGTTAAAGGCATAAGATGAGATATCTCTTTCATTTTCATTGAACAAAGTTGATCTTTTCCCTTATCATAAAATTTCATACGAGATAAAGGATTTACATCCTTACTTACAAAACCCATTACTTTTTCAGAAACAATAATTGAACTTTTATCAATTTCTTTTGCTTCATTTTCACTAATTGTATGATATAATTGTCTTCGATTAACTCTATCTAATATCTTATTTTTTGATAGTTTTAAACAAGTATATATATAATCATCTGTTAATTTAATCCAATCGAAACTATTATTTTCAAACATTTGATCCAATTGTAAAAATGCTTTTTCTTCGATTATAGCATCACATATCATCGCATCTATTTGACAAACTGCTTTATGTTGATAAACTTCTTTATGTAATTTATATCGAGCATTAAAAATTGAATAAAGTGTATAGGCTGCTTTTTTATCATAACATATTTGATCTTCTATGATCCTCATTTTATGAAATAAATAATCGTATTGAAATCCTAATTGAAATCCTAAATGATAACTATCACGAAGTAAATAATCTAACTTATCTACATCAAAATATGTACTTGAATTTGCCACTATTTCAAAATAATACTTGGGATAATTCGAATCGATATTTCCTAACATTATATTTCCAATAAGATTAACTTCTATTTCTGTTATTGGAAGTTTATATTTATGAACCATATATCTAAATAAATCGACTCCACGTTCCTCATGTTCCTCTACATGAACATTTAATTTTTTACGTATTTTATTATCAAAAGAATGTGAAAAACAAACATGACCTATATCATGAATTAAACCAGCAATTTTTATTAACTGAATATCTCGCTTAGATATTTCTAGATCTGGCTGATTTTCAAGTAATGATTTAAACAGTTTATCCACTAAATTATATACTCCTAATGAATGTTCTAACCTTGTATGCGAAGCACTTGGATAAACATAATGACATACACTTAATTGACGAATAAATCGTAATCGTTGAAATTCTTCTGTATCAATTATTTTAAGAGCAAGTTCGTCTACTCTTATAAATTTATGAACCGGACATTTAATTGATTTCATTATATTTTACTTTATATATGGAAATTTCAATTTTATATTTTACATTAACTTTAATATAAAATATTTAATTTTATAATTTAAATTTAAAGCCCAAAAAACCATTTTTTAAAAGACCAATTTTGTTCTTCTATTTCATCTGATGATGGTATATATGATTCTTCACTTTCTGGATATTCTTCCTGTGAAATTTCTTCTTCTACAATTTCTTCTCCTACAATTTCTTCTTCTACTATTTTTTCTTCTGGAATTTCTATCGCATAATCTTGAATAACTCTTTCATTTGTTTTACTTTGTAATAAATTATTTACAGCACTTAAACTATCTTCATCTTCTACAAATTCATCATCAGCATATTCACTACTATAATACTCTTCTTCTTCTATCATAAGTGGATATAATGTACTATTATCAATTTCTTTTGCTTCTTCTACTGACTTATGATAATTAATATTTTGTCCATCATCCTGTCCATGTGTAACAATTAGTGGAAAATGATGTTCACCATAATATAATGAACGGGAAGCAACTAACTTATAAATAGATTCTTCTTTATCACTTTCTTCTTCATAAGATGTTTTATCAGACCTAACATCTTCTTCTCTTGCAATTTTTTCTACAACTTCTTTAATTACATCATCTACAATTTTTTCAGCAATTCCTGCAATTACTTCTCTTTCTGTTTCTTCAATTATTGGTAAGTCTGATTCTATAATTGGTTCTAAAATTGGGACACCCGATTTTGGATATACTTCTGTATAATGATCTAATTCAGGTAAATCAGATTTATTATATACTGGTAAAAATGTTTTTCTACAATTAAAAGCAAATTCTACTATTTCTCTCTTTTCATCTTTATCTGATTCTTCACCAATTTCTTCACCAATATAACCTGCTTCACCAATTTCTTCACCAATATAACCTGCTTCACCAATCTCAAGTTCTTCTTCACTTTCCTTTTTATCTTCCATAACTAATTCAAAATATTCATGCTCCTTTTTATTATTAGATTCATCATATTCATTCATGAGTGTTTCTCCTGAAAAAGTTTCAGCAATTTCAATTTCTTCATTTAAATTTAATTCACTTAATTGTTGGGATAACTCATTAACTGTTGGATCAATATCACAAAAAATATCAATATCATTATTATTATCTATTTCGTCAATTGAATTTAAAATTTCAGTTATAATAAAACGACCACTTTGAGTTTTTTGAATTTTTAAACCATTACGTGTTGTAATTATTTCATTTACTACTAATTCTTCCGCAACCGGTTTAATTTCTTTTTTAAAATCATTTAAATTTAAAAGATTATTTAATACTTTTTCTCTCTCCTCTTCTGTAAATGATGATGGTGATACTGAACGCGAACGAGAACGAGAACCATCAATTTCATCAGATGATGATGAAGGAAGTGGGGGATATTCAGTAATATTTAAAATTGGAGTATCAACAATTACATCCTTTACTTTAGGGGATGATTTAAGAATTGACTCTAAATTTAATAAATCATCATATCTCTCAACGGGAGTTTCTTCTTGTATTTCTTTTATTATAAAATCATCATTATCTATAATAATTGATTGTGTTAAATCTTCTAATGGAATATATTGTTGAGCTTCAATATCAAATATATCTTCATTATCAGATTCCAAAGATACTGGTTGATATTGACCATATATATCTTCATCTTCTGTTTCTTCTTCAAAATCCTCTGGATATTCTTCAACAATTTCTTCAACCACTTCTTGAATAGTATCCTCTAAAATAGGAAATATTTCAACTCTTTCTAATAAAGGGGTTGTTTCTCCAATTTGTGGAATAAATTCAGTTGGTTGGAATAATGGTGTTGTTTCTTTAACATTATCTTCTTCTAATCTTACATAAAAATCATCTAAATTTTTAACAATTTGTTCATTATTTAAATCATTTAATGTAGTATCACCAAATGTTTCATCAAATTGAACCTCATCTATATCTTCTTCTAATTGTTCCGATATAGATGTTTTATTATTTAAAATTTCATTTAATCGATTATCAATATAATCTTTTAATTTTTTTTCAAGAATAGATATTATTTCATTTTTATCTGCCAAACATATTTTTTGTTTAAACATTGTTGGATAAGTATTTTTATTTATATGTCTTCTACATTTAATTATTTTTTTGTCTTTATAACTTTTTTCATATGAAAACTTCGTCATTTTCTAATATAATATAATGATAGATATTATATTATATATTTAGATCTAATTTATCTAAAATATTTTTCAAAATCTTCAGGTAATTCTGTAATTGATGTTGAATAATAATTTTCAATATTTTCTAATTGTTCAGCATCTCTTGGAGTAACAAAATTTAGAGAAACACCTTTACGTCCATAACGTCCAGAACGTCCAATACGGTGAATATAATTTTCACGTTTAAAAGGAATATCAAAATTAATAACAACATTTACACCTTGAACATCAATTCCACGAGCCAGTAAATCTGTGGTAATCAAAACACGAGATTCACTTGCTCTAAATCCTTTCATAATTCGATTTCTTTCCTCTTGATTCATCTCACCATGAATATAAGCTACTTGAAAATCATTCTCAATTAAAGCAGTTGCTAACTCTTCTACTCTTTGTTTTTTATTACAATAAACAATCGATTGACCAACATTCATTTGATCATAAAGTTCACATAATGCTTCAAATTTCCATTCATCTTTTTCAATCATTAAATAAAATTGTTTAATTCCATCTAGAGTAAGTCCTTCTTTCTTTACTAGAATTCTTGTAGGATTTCTTAAAAACTTTTTTGAAATATCTAATGTATCTGGGGGTAATGTTGCTGAAAAAAGACCTACTTGGACGTTCTCTGGGATTTGTTGAAAAATATTATAGATCTCTTCTTTAAATCCTCGTGTAAGCATCTCATCTGCTTCATCCAAAACTAAAATATGTAGATCATCAGCACGAATAGCTTCTCTACGCATCATATCTAAAATTCTACCGGGAGTTCCTACTACAATTTGATAACCTCCATTTCGTAATTCATGAATATCGTCTGAAACTGATTGTCCTCCAATACATAGATACGCATTTACTTCCATATATTTTGATAGTTCATTAATCACACTATGAATTTGTTTAGCAAGTTCTCTAGTTGGTGCTAGAATAATTGCTTGACAAACCGGGTCATCTCTAACCTTTTGTAAAATACCAATTGAAAATGTAGCTGTTTTACCAGTACCAGATTGAGCTTGAGCCAAAACATCTCCTCCTTTATAAAGAGGAACAATTGCTCGCTGTTGAATGGCTGATGGTTTCTCAAAACCATATCCATAAATTGAACGTAAAAGATTATCCTTTAAATCCATATCATCAAAGGAAGGGAAAATCTTTACGTTATTATAATCATTATCATTTTCGTTTTCGTTATTATTTGTCATATTTATTTATATTGTATAATATTATCTTTAAATTAAAACTTATAATTATAAATCAATTTTAGTTTTTTATATTATAAAAAATAATATTTTCATTATCATCTATAATATCTAAATGACCTATACAACTCGCAATATTATTATCTATAATATAAAGACGACTATAAATATCTTTATAATAAATTGTTGATTCATGATTATATTCAACTAATTTTGAATTAGTAAAATTATGATCATATTCATAATTTATATTCTTTTGCTCACGCTCTAAATATTCCTGTTTCTTTAAATTTAATTTATAGTGTTTTTTACAATAACAACTGTTATTATATTTCATTATCATCTTGGGACATCTTTTTTTATTTTTATTATTTATCCAAATACATTGATCTTTTTTTTTTGATTCATCAGAAGAAATTTCTACTATATTTGTATTATTTATATCAGCTTGTGATTTATAAATCTCTCTTTCTTTATCTGTTAATGTACCCCACTTATTACCTATCAATTTTGCTTTATCTACAAAATTTATTTTTTCCCTTGTTTCATCTTCATACTCTTTATGCATATTCTTTACAAACATCATATAAGCTGTTGTCTTTTTATTTCGTTTTAAATATTTATTCAAATATGAATCATAAAATTCATTTTCATTAATTTCATATTCATTTGATAAATCTTTTAAATATAATTTAATAGACTTAATTATTTCCTTTTTAAATAACTTCATTCTTATTCAGTTTATAGAGATTTTTCAATTTTAATTTCATTTCGTATTATAATAAGAAAATATGTATTTTCTAATATAATAAGATGAATACTCAACAATTAAAATTAGCTGAAATTGATATATCTCAAAAAAAATTATATGAAAAACTTATTATATTAGAAAAATATTGTATTAAACTCGAAAAACGTGTTACTAATACTGAACTTGAAAATCAAAAACTTAGAGAACATTTAAATATTGTTAAATCTAATACTAATACTACTGCTAAATCTAAAACAAAAAAAATACCTGCTAAATCAACAACTGATAAATCTGCTACTGGAGGTAAAAAAGTTAAGAAAATTTTTGATAAATATAATATGAAACCTCTCAGTATTTAAACTTTATGAATATCATAATGAGGTTTTCTTTTCTTCTTTTTTGTATTACTTGTTATAATTGATTTCATTGTATCATAATTGGGAGAATTTGGAGAATTTAGAGAATTTGATTGAAAATAATTTAATACATTTGGTGCCGGTGATTTAATTTCTTCTTCTTCTGAAATATGATCATCAGCATATGGTAAAAAACGAAACATTTCTGGTAATGTATCATCTTTAAAAAAAGATAATTCTCTTTTATTATTATTTGGTGTATGAAGTTCTTTTTCATATAATTCATCTCGTTCTTTTAAAATCTCTTTTTCAAATTCGTGTTGTTTTCTTATCTCTTCTTTTCTTTCTAATTCCTTTTGCTCAATATCTACTATTGCTAGTTCTCTATCCCTTTCTTCTATATTTTGAATATTTGGCAATTGTTCTGGTTCAATTGTATTAAAATGTGTTTCCATTTTACTCGCAAATTCTATCTCTTTTTCTATCTCTTTTTCTTCTACTATTGGATCTATACGTAAACGTTCATCCATTAATTCTTCCTTCTTTTTACGCCTTGAACCTCTTTTTTTTCTTGATTGTTTTGTTTTTTTATATTTATCCTCTTTTCTTTTTACTTCTATATAATCTACTCTCTCAGTTCCATTTGAAACTGCTTCTTTTATATTCGCATATAATCTATGAATTGATTTATGATTCGTTTTTTCAAATAATTTATTTAAAATTACATTATCCGATTTAGGACGATCTGTTAAATATAAAAGCGATATTATTAAAAAACGATTTAAATAAGTTGGATCACATTTTTTATTTTTTGAACAAAATGTAAATAACTTATATAAAGCACCTACTTGTCTAAATGTTTCTTTATTCACTTTTGATGATAATATTATTATATTCCATAACTTCATCGCAAATTGTTCATAATCATTATCATTATATCCTGTATATAAACTTACATTATTTGGATAACCTACTATATTTGAACTTTGATAACTATTTGAAATTATTCTAGATAACCAAAAAAATAATGTTTCTTTTTCTCTCATTCTATCATACAAAGCATTAGATTTTATTATTTTTATTAAACTCTTTTTAAAATGTGTTATTGCTCTATCTACATCATTACTTCTAGCATCTGTCACCTCTCTTAATATTGACATCTCTGGGACATATTTTTCACTAAAAACATTACCTAATATATCATAAGAATCTTCATTTACTGAATAATATGATTTGGGTATATATCTCTTTAGTTCTTCCTTTGGTGAATATGTTAAAATACGAATAATATAAAATAAATCTTCTCTCATTTCAGCAACATTTCTTATTTCTATTTTCTGAGAACCTTTAAACTGTTTAATAAAATAATCATATCGTTGATATTTAGTATAAAGAAATACTGGTAATTTAAAATTTAATATATGAATTTGCTCAAGAACTACATCTAATAATACTCTCCATATATCTTCAAAATTACCTGATGCATGTAATTCTGTTGCAAAATATAATGATGATTCGAAATCATTTGCTAGAATCATTTTCTTTAAAACTATTGAAATTGTTTCTTTATCATATTTTGAAATTGTCTTTTTTCCATAAGGTCTCGTTTTATCATCAATTATCCTACTCATTATATATAAATATATATATATAATGTATAAAATAACAAAACAAACCTTACCTCATATATATATATATGTAATCGCCAATACCTATTACATAAAAGTATATTTATAAATCCTTTATTAATTTTTATTTGTGACAAAAAGTTATAGTAAAGCCGTTACTATATAATCATGAATGAGATAAATACTAATCTTTGTTTATGTAGACGTAATTCTACCGCAATCGAACAATGTCGTAATAAAAAGAAATTTGGCGACTATTGTGGCGTTCATATTAAATGCTACGATAAAACTGGTAGAATAGACCAGCCTATGAAAATAGATGTTATAAATATCAATGATGTATCAATTGATAATTATACTAATTATAACATCCATAAAATGCGTATGTCAGATCTTAAACTTTTATCTAAAAAATTTAAATTAGATTTTCAAAAAATTAAGAGAAAAAAAACACTTTACGAATTACTAACTGTATTCTTATCATCTACCAATAATATTTCTAAATCAAAAAAAAATTTATACATACTCACCAAATTTCAAGCAATTGTTAAATCAAAATATATTCAAAATATATTTGGTATATCTAATATCAATCGGAAAAAATGCTCAAATAAATTTGATATTAATGGAAAATTATTTTGGGATGATTCTGATAATAAAATTACTATTAACACTAAATTAAAAGCCAATAATGTATATGGCTTTTTTGAAAATAATATCGGATATTGTTTTACTATTAAAGGATTTACTGATAATTTAAAACATTATGGCAAAAATCCTTATACTTGTCAATTATTTAGTAAAAAAACATTACAAAACTTTGAACATCGTAATAAATATATTGAAGAAAATGAATATGATTTCTTTAAAAATAACAGCAAAACTATTATTATACCAAAAAATAAAAAAGTTAAATTTAGAGCAATCAGTTTATTTCAAATTCTTGACTCTCTTGGTAATTATACTGATTATAAATGGTTTATGAACCTAAGTGTTAATAGACTTAAATTAATGTATTTCTATGGTAAAGATATTTGGAATTATCAATTTACTGATATTGAACAGAAAAAAAAAATATTACCACCACATGGAATCGCATTTACTGAAAACTATCAGAGAATTAATGGATTTAGAACTTCTCAAAAAGAACAACTACAAACTGTATTACTTAATCAAATTGAAGCACTTATTACTAAAGGTGAAACTGAAGAATATTCTAAAATTGGAGCATGGATTGTATTAACTATTTTAGTTAAAGCATCCAGAGAAGCACAAAGAGCTTTACCTTATTATGTATAACATATCATTAATTTATTTAACAAAATTTATAATAATTCCTCTTGACCCAATAAAGGCAGAGAAGAATTATCAAAAGAAGCAAATGGCACTATCAGCAGATAAAAATATTATATTAAATAATATATATAATGGATTTTATAAAAGATTTTGCAACTTCAATCATTTGGGGTATTGGGCTAAATATTGGTGACGATATTTATAAAAAAGTAAAAAAAGAAGTTAAAAAAGATAATCATAAAAAATGTGATTTGTGCAATTCAAATTTAATTTATTCATACGATTATATATTATGTACTAATGAAAGATGTATTAGTAATAATTAATTTTTATATTGATTATATTATAATTATGGGTAATACAATATGTTGTCCTAAAAAAACTTCATGTCAAAATACTGACTTATATAACTTTAATTTAAAATTATATAATCGCAATAATACACAACAAAATACGGATGATAAACAATGGTTTGTTTTATCAAAAAATGATTTTTATACTGTTCACGATGAAAATGTAGCAAAAGCAATATTATATGGATCAAGATAATTTATTTATTAATAAAAGCAGCATAACGATTTTTTACTACTAATTCCTTTTTTGGATCTTTATCTTGTTCTTTAGAATATTTACGTGGACTATGTGATGTTTCAACTTTTCTTGTTTCGGAATAACGATTAACTTTTCTTGTTTCGGAATAACGATTAACTTTTCTCTCATCACGATTATTACGATTATCGCGATAATTACGATTATCACGATTATTACTATATCCACCTCTTCCACGACCTCTTCCACGGCCTCTTCCACGGCCTCTTCCACGGCCTCTTCCACGTTCTCTTCCTTGACTTCTTGCTTTTCGTGCTTCACGTCTTTTTCGTTGTCGTGCTTTTTTGTCTTTTACCTTATTTGTTACCGTAATCCAACCATCATTATCGTCTTGGGGTTTCTCTTCAATATCCATTTTTTTAACACCTTCTGTAATTTTTTCTACTTCATCTGAAGGAGTTGATTGCGTTTGTTGTACTATTTGAGTATCTTCCATTTTGATATTTAATATATAGTAGTTTCTTTTATTTATATGTTTTAGGATTAAATTACATTATCTAATCATTGGATAATATCTAATTTATAATTATAAAACAAATATCTCTATGGGACAAAAATTTACCAAATGTATATGCAAAGCAAAAGATAATGTTGAAGACATTGTTGAAGACGTTGTCGAAGATGTCGCTGATGTAGCGGAAGACATTGTTGAAGACGTTGTTGACAAAGTTGAAGACCTCGTCGAAGATGCTAAAGAGTTCGCAGAAGATGCTATTGAAACTGTATCTAATGTAACCAATAAACTTGACGATGTTGTTGATACAGTTGGTGACGTTGTTGATGGTGTATCTAAAGCTGTTAAGAGTGCATCCAAAGCACCTGGTATTATTGGTAATGTTGCAAAATCTGTTGGTAAAACAGTTGATGTTATTGATGATTATGTTGATGTTGCAGATAATGTTACTGATACAGCAAAAAATGTTGTTGATAAAGCATCAACAATTGTTAATAAAACTGAAAAAAAAGTAACAACCGTTGTTGATAAAGTAGAAAAGACAGCAACAACCGCTATTGATAAAACTGAAAAAAAAGTTAGATTTGTTTAATTAATTAATACTAAAACATGTTGTTTTAAAACAAATTCTTTTAAATTTTTTATTTCACCTTTGAAATAAACTATTAATCCTCCACAAGAAATTGCTAAACTATCCCCTTCTATTTTATATACTTTTCCATATAAAACATATTTTGATTTATTTATTATTGGATGATTATAATCAAGATCTTCATATGATTGAAGATCATTTTGTTTTGATAATCCATTTCTTATAATCATATTAATTGAAATTCCTTCTTTAAATTGAAATGATTTTGGTAAATCTACTACTAATTCTGTTTTTTTATCATTACCATAATAACGAGATATATTATCAAAAATATTTGATAATTTATCTTCTTTATAAATTACTGAATTAAATTTTATTAAATCCATTATATACTAATATAATAGTTTTTTTTTTAATCTAAAATAACCCAATCATTTCCATATTCTATTATACTATAACTTTTATGTGATCTAGTAATAATATATATATTTCCAGCAAGAACTAATAATATTAATACAACTTTATTAAATTCTTCTTGTGTTAATGTATAAAAACTTAAGGGATTAATCTCCCATATTAATACACCCATTAACATTAAAAATAAAGCATCTTCTTCCTTTAAAATTTTCATAATAATATGTATTATGTTATTATTAAAAAATTATAAATATTACTCACTTAATTATTAATATCAGCATTAGCATAAATCGCTAGAAAACGACTAATCTCTTCCTCTTTTTTATTTCTTAAAAAAGAAGCAAATTTTGCTGATAATTTATGTAATAAAGTTGTCATTCCTAAATAATTACTTACTGTTAATAATTCAATTAAATTTGTTAATTGGGGTATCTCTTCATCTGTATCATTTGTTGATGAGATCATTGGACAAATTCTATCCAAAAAATCGGCATCCCAAGAATCTTTTAAAATACTTCTCATATTTGTATCTTCTAATGGCATATTTGGTATATCTATATCATCACCTTTATGATGATTCATATACTCTTCTATTAATCTTAAAGCATTTCCACTTAATTTGCTTAAATGAATTTCTGTTCCTAACTTTCCTGCTTCACTATCTCCTTCATACATTCCTTTTAAAAAAGTGGAAATACAAGTATAAGTTTTTCGAATATTACAAATATAACCATCATTTGATACAATTAAAACATTCTCTTGATTTTCATCACTTGCTTCATCTAACCCAGTTATACTATCTGATCCTAGTGGTTCTATATCCATATTCATATTCATTATGTAATCAATATAGTTTATTTTCTATTTTTATATTTAATTTAAAATAAATCATTAAATTTTAAAAATTAATTGATAATTACACTTAACTTACTAAATCTTTTTTTTTTCTACCTCTCTTTGATTTTTTCTTTGGTTCTACTTTTTCCCTTTCTTCTACTATTTCTTCCATTGTTTCTTCCATTGTTTCTTCACCTTTCATTTTTTTATTTGTTAAAATCTCACTAACACGTAAAATTAATGTTTCTAAATAATTCTTATTTTTTTTATTCTCATTATTTAATTCTTGAATTATATCTAAATTATGTTCTTGAGTTTTTTCTAATAATTTATGCATCTTATTATTCAGTCGTGTTTTTTGTGTATCTAAAGTTTTTACACGTGTTTCTAATCTTTTAATTATTTTTAAATTTTTGGAGGATTCATCTTCTAAATGCTCTATTTGATTAATATAATGATTATCATTCTTTTCTAAAATATGTAATTTTTCATTATAATTTTTTAATTGTACCTTTAATCCATCTATATCTGTTGTATAAGCCATTTCTAAATTTTGAACTTTCTCTTCCGATAATTCTAACTTCTTAGTTAATGTTTCTACTAACTCTTGTAAATATTCTATCTTTAAATTATCTTCCATTACTTGTTTTTTCATATATTCATTTTGAACATTTAATTTACTTACTTCTTCTTTTAAATTTTTATTTTCAGTTACTAAAGTTTCTACTCTTCCTGTTTCAGAAAGTATCTTTTCAGTATCTATACCCGCGAGTTTTAAGAATTGCATTTATATTGATAATATATTATTATATATTATAATATCCTTATCAACCGATTTAGATATTTCGTCTATCATTTATATCTATTTTATTAATCAATATTATAAATAATGATTGATAAACCGATATTAAAAATTTCATTTAAATATTACTATACGGGTTATAAATTAAATCCTAATGCTAAAACACCTGATATATTTTCTAGAATATTACCAAAAACAAAATATAATATTATTATTGATGATTCTAATCCTGATATAATTATATCTGATAAACAAATATGTCCTATCAATAAATTTGTTAAACCAATTATTACTATGTTTCATACTGGCGAAAACTATAGACCGAATTATTTACAGTATGATTTCTCTTTTGCTTTTGATAGAAATAATGATACTAGACATATTAGAATAAATTCATTATCATATTATGGATTAAAACGATATATTAAAAATTATGATAAATATGATGTTGATTCTATACTTAAACAAAAAACAAAATTTTGTTGTTTCTTAGTTAGTAATCCTAAAGGAAAAGTTAGAAATTACTTTTTTGAACAATTAAATAAATATAAAAAAGTTGATTCTGGAGGTTTATATAAAAATAATATTGGCAAACGGATTACTCATAATACACCATGGATTAAAGATTATAAATTTATTATTGCTTTTGAAAATGAAAGTTATAAAGGATATTGTACTGAAAAAATTGGTAATGGGTTTAAAGCTAATACTATTCCTATATACTGGGGTGACCCAACTGTTAAACAAGATTATAATGATAAATCATTTATTAATTGCCATAATTATCAAAAATTTGAACAAGTTATACAAAAAATTATTGAATTAGATCAAGATGATGATAAATATAAAAATATGTTAAAACAATCATGGTTAAATGATAATAAAATTCCATATCAATTATCTGATGAATTTTATGTTAAACGTTTTAATCAAATTTTAGATAATTCGTTCCTTAGCATCAACAATCAGTAAATCATCCGCAATTGAATATGTATGAGTTCCTAGTAAATTCTTTTTCCAATTCGCATATTTTCTACATATCTCTTTTTCTTTATATTCTGTTCGACTTAATACCTCTATTTCATATAATATTACTGAATAACCATACTTCGGACAACAACATTGAACTGGTCTTATTAATTTATTATCATAACGAAAAATTCCTCCTGCCATTCTACCATATATTTTATTTGTATTATTGTAAGGATGATTATGCCAAGTTCCACTATTTAAATCATATGTATATAAAATTGTTAAATTATTAACATTACCTATACTTGTAAATAACCACCAAATACCATTCTCTTCTATAATAACTGTATCACTCGCCCAAAAATCTTTTAATAATGTTTGAAATAAACTCCATTGATATGGAAATTGTGTTGCTTTATAAATTTCAATACAGTTATTTGATGATGTTTCTGGTACCATATATATATTTTTATCATCTTTAAAAATAAATGGAAAAGATAAATGATAAGGACGTTCTAAAACTTTTACTGGTTTTGACATATTTAAATCTTTATCAATTACTATACATGATATAACACCCTTTTTATAATCATACTCTTCAAAAAATAAATATGTTCTAGAACAAAATTTAAATAAATGAGGATCCGCATAATAATAATTTTCTGGTGATGTTATTTCTATATAATCATTTTTTTCAATTGTTTTATTTAACTCTATATCATATTGTTTTCGTTTTTCTTCATCCATTAATATTTGGTATGCTTTATCAATACTTCCTAAAATTGTATCAAAAATATATGCTAATTGTTTATTTGAAGTATCTGATTTTACTAATTGACGACCAATTTTATTACAATATTTATCATAATTTTTTTGTATATCTTCTTTATCACAATTTTGATTTAAACGTAAAATCGCATAATAATTTTCAATTCCTTTTTCATATATTTTATTATTATGTTTCTTTAAAAATAGATTATATTTATTGATTTTTCGTGGCATATTCTATTAATACTTTAATAGTAAAAAAAAATTGAATTTTTTACTATTTAACTAAATATATATTAAAAATGACGAAATTTATTGAAAACGAAATGGTTTCTATTAAAAATATTGAAACTCTATTACAAAATTTATCATTGAATTCTAATATTGATATGAATAAACTTGAAAATGATTTAAAAACTTCTGACATTTTTGACTTAAGTGAAATCCAAAAACAACTTGTTAATATATCTAGTCAAAATATAACTTTGAAAACAAAACAAAGCTCACTTTTAAAACATTTCAAAGTTGGTAAAAAAAGAACTAGAGAACAATCTATATTTAAAAGACCTGTTAAACGAATTAAAGGATTTAATCAAGAACCTATTTGGAAACATACTCATCATTGGGAATGTCCTAAAAATCAACAAATTATTAAATATTATACACCATTAGAAGAAATATGGAAAATATTTGATAAATTAAAAAAAACTAATGGACATTCAAAAGAACAACATTCTTATGGAACTATTTCTAAAATAAATACAGATAGCACAAGTATTCCTAAATTGGAACACAATTTTCCTGATATATATAATGATTTAGATGAAGAAGAAAATAATGAAACTAAGGAATATGATGAAAATGCTGAATTAGATGGATATCCTACTGATATTGAAGATGATGATGATTTTCATTATTTAGATTATAGCGACCAGGAAGAAATTGATTCTCTTTAGTTATTATATAAGAAAACATACTAATGCCTTATTTCTGTTATCAATCCTATTGTCGAATGAAAGAAATTAAAGCTAAAAACTTATGCAAAATGTTTAATACAAATATGTTTAATATCCCTACAGATATAAGCAAACTTATATCTTTATATATTGCTGATGTATCAATTGAAGAATATTCTTTTTATATTAATTTATTTAAATCACAATCCAGTCCCTCTTCTAATGAATAAATCTTTGAATTTATTATAATCCGCATCTATTGAGATTTTATTCTTTCTTTTATTTAATAAATTTTTTATACTTTCTGGCACATCTGTCTCTTTACATAATGCCTTTTCTACTGTTTTATTAAATTTAATATAATGGGCTGTTGACACTATTATTCCTATTGAATTTTCATCAAAATTTGAAAGTAACGCATCCGCCGCACACGCTGTATGAGGACACATTATATATTTATATCTTTCAGCAAATAACTTTATCACTGCTAATGTTGTTTTATCAGTTGTTGTATAACCAAGAATATCATTCGCAAATTTTTTATTATCATAAATAATTTTTAAACGTTCTAGATTTGATGGTCTTGAAATATCCATCGCATTTGAATAAGTCCTTACAACATCTTTTAATACAAATTTATTTTCATTTATATAAGTCGCAAAACAATTATTTATATTACAAGCACCAATCATTAATTTTATTGGAAGACCTAAACGTTTTGCTATTACACATGAAGTTATATTTCCTACATTTCCACTTGGTATTGAAATTATAACTTCTTTCTTTTCTGTTAATAAAAGTGATTCTTTTACTATTATAAAATAATAAAACACTTGTCCAAGTAGTCTACCTATATTAATTGAATTTGCTGATGAAATACCTTCATTTATTTCATCATCAAGAAATGCTTTTTTTACCATATCTTGACAAATATCAAATGTCGCATCTACTTCATAAGCAGTGACATTATCACCTTGACTTGTCATTTGAGATTCTTGCACATCACTAACCATTCCCTTTGGATATAAAATTGAAACTTCAATATTTGTTAATTCGCAAAATGCATCTGCTACTGCACTTCCTGTATCTCCACTTGTTGCTGTAACAATATGAATTTCACGATTAAAATGTTTCATCATTCTCGCTAAAAATCTAGCACCAAAATCTTTAAATGCCATGGTTTTTCCATGAAATAATTCCGCAACAATTATTTTTTCTGATAATTTTTTTACTTTTAATGGAAAATTAAAAGCATCATTACAAATATTTTTTAAATCTGTATCTGATATTTCTTTTTCTTGATCAAAATGCCTAAATACCCTAAAACCAATTTCTGGTAATGTCATTGATTTCCAATTTTCTAAAAATTCTTCATCCATTTTATTTATTTTTTCAAAAAACCATAAACCTCCATCACTCGGCATCGGTGTAAATAGAGCATCTTCAAAAGTACTTCTAATATTCTTATCTTTTGTACTTATCAATCTCATTTTATAATATACTTAAATATTTCTATTTTAAATATATATTAATTATATTTACTCTCTTAATTATCTTTTATTTAATTAATATTATATTCATTTATTATATATTTCTATTATGCCTAGAAAACACGAAGCTATTATTCAATCGGGTAGTAATATTGGTAAATTAAAAAAAGGATATAGATATTCTGGTAAAAAATTAAAAAATGGATTACCACAAATTGTTAAAGTTAAAAAAAATATAAAAAAAATTTTATATGGCGGTGTTATTGACAAGGATGAATTGGAAGATAAAGACGTTCTCCAAAAACAAAAAACTAACCAACAAAATAAAAAACAACAACAACAACAAATGATGCAACAGTCAGATAATGATCAAGAATGTCTAGAAAACGACAATTGTTTTTCAGTAGTAACACATAATATTGGTCCTGCTAATCAAAGATGGGTAAACTATAATTATCAAAACTTAAAACCAAAATATATTGAGAAAGATTTCAAGACAAATCCCAAATGGATTAATGTATGTTTGGTAAAACAGAGTCAGAATATAACGAGAGATTTTCAAACATATTATGAAAATCAAAAAAAAATATTTAAGAAAACTTATGATATATATTTATTACAAGAACTTCAACAAGATACAGAAGGACTATTTGATTTTCCTGATTCTGATGGTGAGAAGACTTATAAGGGTTATTATTCTAAGACAGGAAATCTTCCATTTTTAATTGATACTGAAGAGAATTTAGTTTTAGGAAATAATGAAAATAAGGAGTCAGAACGAAAGAATCACGGAGCAGCTGTTATTTGGGATACTAGCAAATTTGACTACCAAAGAGAGATAAAGGACTCAAAGGTCGGATTTCATTCAGATACGAAAGATGGGACTAAATTTATACCGAGATCTACGCCATGGATTATTTTAAAAAGAATAAACTCCACAAATCAGAACCTGTATGCTTTTATGTCTATACAATGTCCCATAGATGATACAACTTCAATAAAAGGCACTCTTACTCGTTCTCAGTTAATTGAAGAAAGTATAAAATCATTAGATAACAATATAATACCTGTTATTGGAGGTGATATAAACAAAAATTTAGTTGAAATTAAAGATACTTGGATAAATCCACGTAAAAGTATAGAAGATAAATATAAAGGAATTCAGAAATTTAATTTAATACCATCTGAATGTGAAACAACTAACTATAATTTGTCATTTAAATATACAGGCACGGGGAGAACTAAACTAGCCCCCGACAAATATATCACAGAAGAAATCAGTCATCCATTTGATAAATGTGTTGATTATTTCTTAATAGGTTGTAGAAAACTATCTAAATATTATTTAAATTATTACAATGTTAAAGTTAATAGAGAGTTTATGGCAATGAATAGAATTGAAAAGAAAGAGTTCTTCAAAAACTTAGATAAAAAGAATAAAGGATTACATCTAAATGGAGAAGAAGGTCTCAAATTTTATGATCCTACATACGAAATGAAACAAGATTTCGATCACGCTTCTATATCAATGCTAATTGAACCTACCGAAAATAAAAATTACAAAATCCAAAAGAATAACTATCAGATAGAAAAAGAAAATAGAGATATTAAATTAAAGGTAAAGGTAAAGGATATTAACGTAGAATTTGAAGAA